ATAATGGTTCGGAAGGTTCATTAAATTTATATTATAAAGGATTACTAGTTAGTTCCTTTGGATTAACAAAAAAGAAAACATTTGAATCGTATCAATATCAAGGTGAGTATCTTATCTTAAGATCTATGAGAGATAATTATAATATTAAAAAAATAATTTATACTTTTACACATTTTTGTAATAGTATATACCAAAGAAAGAAAAATAAACAAGCTATAAGAAGAGGAGATCATGAAATGTTTCTTGGTTGTTTATTTGCTTTAATGAGATTAAAAATTATTGATAATGATAATGAAAATGGTTACTTAGTTATGCCTAAGAAGAAAACTATCTAATATAACCCTTAACTTTTTTCTTTCTTAATTTATCCGCTAAATCTTTATCAGCGGTTTTATAAGTTTTACCTTTCATCACGAATGCGTAAACTCTCGCCATAGCCCATTCCTCCGGTGATTTAACATTCGGTCTTACACTTTGTGGATTTGTCTTATAAGCACCAACTCCACGATCATAAACTTCATCTAATATTTTCTTGGGTATTCCAGTTAATCTTACAATATCATCTTTACCATTTGCAGTATTGATAGGTTGTTTATATTTCTTGTTAAACTTTTGTTTATTTGTTACTACCATTATATTAATCCAATAGATTTTTTAATGGCTTAATAAATTTTTGTTTTATATCTACACACTCATCTATCTCTTGCTTCCCTCTATCCCATCGCCCCCTTGCTCTAATTTGAAATGGACTTGACCGATGCTCCCAACCATAAACACCATCCTCACATCTCCATAAATAAAAGATTCTTAGATGAGGACACTTCTTTAATATTTCATCACCCTTGATTAATTTATTCTCACCGAAGAATAATGTTTCATATTTATTATGATTGATTCTCCTTGTTTTCATTTCAATAAAGTAATTATCATTATATTTATCGAATTCATAAAACTCACCCATCTCCGGATTCAACTTGGATTTCATTAACTTACCAAATACACTCTCTAGATATTCGTGAGTTTCTTCTTCACTTCTAAAACCGAATTCTAAATCTACTTGTTGTTTCTTATAATCCATTTTTATACCTTTAATTTAGAAAATATTTTTATTGATAAAAACGCATCAATCAATTCTATTGACAGCAACTTCATATATCTCGGGGTCTAATTCAATCCCGATAAAATTGCGATTCATATTCTTACAAGCAACCCCAGTAGAGCCACTTCCCATAGTTGGATCTAAAACAACATCTCCTTCCTTGGAGAAATATTTAAGTAACCATTCCATTAATGCTACGGGCTTCTCAGTTGAATGTTTACCACGACTGGATTTAATTTCAAGCATAGTTGTTGGTAAGGGTGGGTCATAAGCACTCATCCCAGTTTCTTTATTTCTTTTATTGACATAATCGGGTACATCAACATCATCCCCATATAAGGTATTGATTGTCTTGGGTTCTTTAACAACTGATACTGGTAAGGGTGGATCATATTTATTAATTGTTTCCATACCGCTCTTGCTTCTATTTTTAATCATTCCAGCATTATCAACTCCGTCTTTCCCCGCTCTCTTAGTTGGGACTTCTTTAATAAATTTATGTTGATGAGTCGATAAATCATAAAATGGTAATTTCTCATAAAATACATAAACCATTTCGTGCTTACGCATCGGCATCTTTTTAGCACTTAGAAACCCAGCGGGGGCTGACTTCACCCATACTAAATCATATCTAAAAGGACATTTCTTCGGTGCCGAATTAATTAATTCAACTCCAAACTTGGTTGTGGTTGTCATAAATATTGGAGTTCTTAGTTTCTTGATTCGCATTACTTCAATCCAAAACTTCTCTAAATCAATACAACAATCCCACTTACAACTCGTCTGTCCGTATGGTAGATCACAGAAGATAAAATCAACTGATTCGCTGTCTATACCTTTCATATGTTCTAAACAATCTCCGTGAAGTAATAAACTCATTTTATAATACTTAATATATTTTATTTTTAGTGAAACAAACTGATATGTCAATTTTAGACATATCCTCTAAAACAAGTCTCTATGATATTATTTTCAATATGTCTATTTTATGTCATATGTCAATTTTAGACATATCAATCAAATACAACTAATATTGGATCTTCGGGACTTGCTTTTCTTATTTGTAAGTTATGAATAACTTGAGACTTAATAAATTTATTGTTATTTAACTCCTCCTCAATCTCCGCCGTGATTACCGGATTAATATGATTCTTACAATAAATACTATTGTTATACATTCTACACGCTCGTCTCACACTCGGTAAATCACCCCACACATAAATACTCATAATATCTTGATATGGCTCTTCATCATCCGTATATGTTGCCCCATTAAAAATATAATCATTCTTAGCCCACTTGATTATCTTTTTCGCCTTAAACATTATTTCATTCTTCTGTGCTGTATTCGGTCGCTGTTTCGGTGATGTATTTTTTAAATAATCTTTCAATTGAGTTACATTCTTGATCTTATCATTAAATTTAAAATCTTTTATATATCTATCGATATTCTTTACTATATTACCCTTACTCAATTTATCGTCTATGGTTACGCCGTGCTTCTTGAATAAATAAACAATATCCTTTTTAGAGTGAGATTTATCAACTAACATTTTATATTTTAATAAAGATATTTTTTTTATCTATTATACTTATAAATGGCGAAGACTCCTAAAGGTGAATTGACTGCTCCCGAATTGAGAAAACTTATTAGGGCTCACAATATTCTTGTTTCAATTAAAATACCCAAGGGGACTGATAGAGAAGGTTTAATTAAATTGATTGAGGATAAGGGCTACAAGGTAGATCATAAAAATAAAAAGATTCTTGATGCTAAAAAGGATAGACCAAGGAGACCTAAGGTTACATTAGAAGAAGCGAAAGAATTAACTAAACCTAAACCCAAGACTGCTCTCCAACAACAGAAGATTGCTGAAGCGAAGGCGGAGAAAGAAGAGAAGAAAAAGAAAGAAGTTAGAGCAATTAAAAAAGAAGCAATCAAGGAAGAAAAAGCAAGGAGTAAACCAAGGAGTAAACCACAGAAAGAAGATGAGGTTAGACCCAAGGAAAAGGTTGGTCGCCCCAAGGTTGATCCTAAAAAGATTAAGGTTATTGAACCTAATAAGAAAGAAGAACCAAAGAAAGAAGAACCCCTCAGCGAAAAATCTTTTGGAGCAAGTAAATTGTCCGCTGATGAATTGAAAAAACTTATTGATAGTTTGGGATTAGATTCTAGATTTAGAAAGAGATTACAAACGATTGGTGGAATAAGAAGTTTTTTAAGAGATGTAGTTAGTGGGGGAGATTTCTTTAATCTTAAAAAAAAAATAAATGAAGAAGAATTCGATAAATTACCTTTTCATATAAAATCCTTTTATGATTATCCAAGGAAAATTGGTGGGGTGCCGACTAGAATTCTTCTAAATGAAAATGTAAGTAAAAAAGAACTAGTTAGTAAAATTAAAAGTTTTTTAAAAAAGTAATTAATCTTGAGCCTTCTTAACATACGTATCCAAGGCAACCGCCTTACTATGACCCATCACCTTATTATCCTTCTCCAACTCTTCTTTCATATTACCATATTTACTTGACAAATAAATTTTTCTTAAAAGGGTCGTGCTAATTGACTTATCCATATACTTCTTAGAATACTTAAGTAATACCTTACTTAACTCCGTGCGGGTAAGAGGTTTACCCGTTGATGTCTTAAATAAAACTCCCATCCCATTCATCTTGAGATAATATCTTAATATCTTTCTTAAATTTGCGTCTTCAATTGGTAAATCTAACTCTTTATACTTCTTGCTTGTTTTGTATTGATTCAATACGAAATAAATTTGTCCCTTGGATGGTACAACTAAATAATTGTTTTCTTTCTTTTCATCTTCACTTAACTTCTTGTATGCTGCTTGATTAATTGCGGTCATACCAGCAACATCATTACGCATCGGCATACGAGAATAAATATTAAATAATGTGTATGCTTGTAATAATTGCATTTCTTTTTTAGTTAATTGGTCTTTGGATTTCTTAATGATTGGTTTTAAATCTTCATTCATATCATTAATCATCTTGAATATCTCCTCCGTGGTTGTGAAATTCTTAGATTGCTTATCACTTATGACTCCACTCTTTTGCTCCTCGCTATACTTATCATTTAATTCATCCCTTAATTCACCATAAGTAGTTAATAATTTATCATACTTCTCATCGTGATTGAGAGCCATTAAAAGAACAACAATCGCATTTAATATGTTACGTTGACTTAGATAATGAAGATCCTTAATCTTATCCATTACATCATCCGGTTTCGATAAAAAATCATACCCATCCGTATCATATATCTTTTGTAACTTCTTAAGATTAACTTCATATTGTTTTACTGTGTTTGCCTTGATGTTAGGTCTTGCTTTTTGAATATCTTCACTTGGATTACTTGAATCTATTTTCATATTTATACTATAAAAATAGATTATTTTTTTAATTAAAAAACGAGAAAAAATTAGATTATTTTGATTGAAGATTGATTACTTCAATCTCTTTTAAAAAATCCGGATTTAATTTAATCACTAGACTCTCACTCCACTTTTTTAAATCTTGATACTTTTGCTTCTCCTCCTCATACAACTTCTTGTATTTATCACAAGAAAAATATTCAACAACTTTTATCCACCACATTTATATCTTAATTTAGAAAATAATTTAAGCGAAATAACACGAAAATTGACCTCCTTCAATCTTCGCAACCTTAAGCATCTCAAGGTAAACACGGAGAGTATAAGTGTCAGCGGGTAATCCACTTGCCTTGTAAGTTAAGTCCATACCCTTGTTATTGACACGCTGTCCCTTATTCGGTTTAATTGCCGTCCAACGGAATAGACCACCAATACCAGCTGCCCCACTATTCTGTGCGTGTCCCTCCATAGTTTCAGTAGTAATGGCTGAAACTCCACTTGTTTGATATTCGTCTCGTGTAACCATAGGCACTTTACCCTCAGCGTGTTGGGTAGTGTGGAAAAGTAAAGCAGCGTTGCTACGATCAACATTAAATTCATAAAGGTCGTTGTATAATAGATTGATAGAAAGTGATTCAGCCGGAAGAACATCCTTCGCACCAACACCATTAAGAAGAGAAACCGGTGTGAAGTTTTCATTACGCTGAAGACCCATAAGAACCTTAGAAACAAGACGACCATTACCACCCAACTGAAAGTTAAGGTTGGCGAATGCTGCTTGGTCTCCAGTCCTCTTCGCAAGTCGGTAATCAACATACTGGAAAGTTAGAGACTGATTCTGCTGCTTATACTTCTCCATAATATCACCATCAAATGTAATAGAATCATAAATAAGTTTTACTTCATCTTGATTAATTTGGTATTCAACTTGATTGGAGGCAGCATCACTAGCTGCTATACACATACGACGAGAGAGACCAGCAGCAGAGAGAGACGATGTAGTTGGTTGGAATTCAATATCAATATGGACTTCTTGATCTATTAATTGGAGTGGTAACTGATTATATTTTAGGAAGGGAAACAAATCGCTGAGGTAAACCGAATACACGGGGGCGTCGGAAATCGTCTGTGCGGATGCTCCCGAATGTAGCATAAAGGGTAATAGCTGGAATGTCCCAGCACCACCAGCAGCGGGAACAGTAGCATTTCTACCAACATCGAGACCAACCTTCTTTGCCGAATTCGGTGGCTTATCGGTGGTGTCTGCCGTGCGGTCATCATAAACCGGTTTGTGGGAGATACACCTCTGCGACAAGAACTGCTCTCTCTCCTTATTGTCTTCATTAGAGATAAACATAGACTGATAGGCGTGGAACTGGTCGTAGTCATCAATCTCGCATACTGTTTGAGAACCAATACGGAGGGCAGCAGACTTAACAAGGTTAGAAATACCAATATTGAGGGGGTAGAAAGCAGTAGTGGTTGTGAGAGGAGTTACAGCAAGAGTAACCTTGGAATTGGAATGAAGGAAACCGGCAACACGCTGAAGAGTGAATCGCACACGAGACTGCGAGAAAGTAACTGGGTCAATTACATCGGTGTGGAGCATTTGTCCGTAAGAAGAGGGAATCGCTCCCACTTTAATAAGATCGGGGATGCGGTCAGTTGAAACATCGGGTTTAGAATCCATATCGCTCATTTTTATATTATGATAAATATAAAAAATTAAAAAAAATAAATTTATTAAAAATTTAATAGATAGAAAAAACTTTAATCTACTTACCCTAAGGGTTGATTGATAAATCAATACTTACATTACGACTTGGACTCCTTGGGTTGCCGACCAAGCAACAACAACCTTGGACTTAATGAATAGATATGCCGAAACCGGATTGCCGTCATCTAAACCATTCGTCATTTGAATAGAAAATTGTGCGTTGGAGAAATCAACACCTTCACTATCAAGCATATCATAGAGAACACCAACACCATAAGCAGCACCGGTGTCCGGAATGTATCTATAGCTTGTTGCTGCGTTTTCGTTGCTTGTGAAAGAGCGGTTGGAGTTGAGAGGTGAAACTGTTGTGCGGGTGTGCTGATGCTCGGGAATAATAGATGACAAGAAAGTCTTAATAACTTGGGGATCAACGACGGTGGTTTCATTAGAAGCACTACGAACCGACTTTACTTCAAATGCGGAGGGGAAACGCTCACCATTACGGAGGAAGGAAATAGTTTCAAGATTGGCGACTGCTCCATCACCCTTAGTAGGCATATAAGTAAGGAAACCATCTTGGGCTAAATTGTTTACGAAATTCGCCGGAACGAAATTCACGAAAGATGCTAATACCTTGCTTAATCCAAGATTGAAGTTGATAATAGAGTTGGTTGATTCAAGTGTAGAGAAATAAGATGTAATAGAATTGAATGCTAGAACACCACTATCCGGAGTTGGAACACCATACTCAACCTCACAAGCAACCTCTAGACCACTTAATTCATAGAAAGCATTAGCAATACCAGCAGTTGTAGCATCACTTGAATAAAACACTTGGGAATCCGGTGCTAAATGGATCTCAATTTCTAGAGGAACTTTTGATAGAGGGAGTTGAGAAGCACCAAGAGTTAAACCCGAAGGCAATGGAATACAGAAAGGAGATGCTCGGGTGTTACGGATTACACTATCACGATACGACTGATAATTGGGGTAGATTAAAGCAGTTTCACTTAAATGACCCGCTACATCTTGCATACCCGCCATCACCGGCATATAAGAACTCATAAAACGTCCATAATGTCTAATATGCTCTATAACTTGTTTAGTTTCTGCGTGTCTAAAAACTAGCTGATCTATTACTGAATAAATACCAAGTTTATGAGACCCACGAAGCTCGGGAGATTGTCCGGCAGTTGCGGTTGGGTGAAGAGTCCCAGCAGCATCACGCCACACATTTAAATCTCCACTCAATCGAAGAGACGATAAATCTAATACTGCGTCTTGGCGACCAAGGGTAATCGTGAGGATTGGATTACCACGAGCGTGGCTGACCTTACCCGTAGAAGGAACATTATTCGGTTGAACGGAAAGATACTTACGTGAAACACTCATTTTATATATTACTATACATAAAATAAATATTAAATAAAAAATAAAAAAAGATTGATAGAGAATACTAATATGTCTAAAATTGACATATGACATAAAATTGACATCCCAAGATTATTTTTATTGAGACTTATTTTAGACGATATGTCTAAAATTGACATATTGAGAATTTAGAGTGTAACCATAACTGAATCACCCTTGATGCTAATTCTACGAAGGTGGAACATAAAGCAGTAGAGGAGTTTATTATGAGTTGGGGCGAGATCAACACCAGCAGCATCTTTTTCATTAAATAATAGCTGTAACTGATTGGTCTTATTATTGAGATTAGCGACTCCATCATTAAGAGCATATGCTCGTCCAATCAAGAAATTACGATTGTAATCTACGAAGGAGCGGGGAACTATACCCGCTTGGGTTAGTGCTTTTTCTAATTCAATTAGAGGCTGTGCCGCAATAGATACACCACGATTAATCTTAGAAACAACTATGGGTCTGCTCGGGACTAATTTATCATCTACCAACAGTTGATACTGAGTAAGTCTATCTATGATCCCTACTTGACCGCTACGAATAGAATGGAGGCGACCATCCATAGTTGTTACTTCTTCAGCATAACAAGCTGGTAAACCACCAATTAAATCAGCACTATCTAATACCTTCGCATCACTAGGCATAACAATCATAGACTTCGCTCTTGTATTTGATACTTGCATATTTACTGTCGCATTACGATTGCTTGACAAGAGAGAGTGCTTGTAGTTAGTAACACTTGGAATATCAATCTCAATAGAACCACCATCCCTCATCTTCTTCATCATACCCGCTTCATATCTCGGGTCTACACCAACTTGCTGGATTACCATATCCATATTGGAAAACTGAACCGTTGCCGCATATGAAGTTTGTTTCGCAATTAATACTGTTGTATTATCATCATTTTGAGTCCTAAATTTATCAATAGAAGCAGAGAAAAGGATAAAGTCATCCTTGTCCGCTTGTACGCCATCACCAGTATCACTATTTTGGAACTCTTCTAGAGTTAGTTTTACATATCCACCATCAAGAGTAATATCAGTAATCTTCGGATATGCTTGACCTCCCGCATCCGTTGTAGTTAGGGCACATTCACTATCGGGATTAGTTGCCGAACAAATACCAATACGCTCACCCTTTACGAAAGGACAATTTTCAACACTAATCATATTATTAGATTTTGCTAAAAAGATTGTGTCTCGGTTAGTAGCATTCGCAATAGTTAGAGCACCACCAGCAGCATTTATCCCGTGAAACACCGGATTTTGCTTCATTCTACGATGGCGGTTTACACTATCCAACTGCTTCAAGAATCGTGCTGGGTCTTCAAGATCCACTTCAATAAATAAACCATTTGTCAACATAACTGGGAAGATCTTGTCTCCACCATCAGCGAATAGTCCAGCGTGTATTGGTAGTGAAAGTTTAGCAGTCAAGAAATCATCAGCCGTCCCCCAATCACGACCAGCGGGAACAGTCCCAACCGGCTTGTAGTATGGGTTAGTCCTTGTATCAATATTGTTAGAAACCGAAGTCCCAAGCGTCCCACGATTCTCAACCGTATCAATTAAGCAACCTTCTTTTAATGCCCTCATCTTTCTCATACTATCATCAGCATCATAAGAATACTGAATTTGAACCTTTGAATTGTATTCAGTAATTTCTTCAAGGAGAACAGCACGATTGCCCGAGTAGATTCTTAGATTCTTGATTACCGACTGACCCCCGATGAATGGGTCTAAGTGGATGCGAGTTGGGTCAGCACCAGCCGGAAGAGCAACTTTAACATCGAACTGAAGGTAAGAATTCTTACCATCCATAAACTTAACAGTTGGAGGAATTTCAAAATCTACACGGCGACCGGACTGACCGGCAGTCCCCGTGTATGACCGACCATTAGTTGATGGAATAGAAACTTGGGTCTGCGAAACCTTAATCTTCTCATCATTACGCCAATAAGAACTCATTTTATAATTATAAATATAAAATAAATATGAAAAATAAATTTAAAAAAAATTAAAAAAATTTATTGAGTGCGTCCAACCGCTTGAGTTACAACATCAGCAGCAACATCTCCCCTTGCTTGAGATGTAATATCTTTTTCAGTTGTTTTTGCTTCTTCTTTACCTTCAGCTATATCTCCACCAGTTTCTAATGCTGCTGAACCAAGTGAAATAGCAGCACCCAATCCTTCTAAACCCAAACCAAATGGTGTAAAAGAAGTT